CCTGTTTAGTTGGCAGCAGACTGCAACTGCAAGCCATCATCAAGACTGTCGATGTTACGACTATCTTCTTCAATGCTATCAAATACATCTTTGGTTCCTTTATTTACTCTTGGTTCTATTAATCCGGGTTTTGCTGCTGCTAATTTTGTTAAATTGTGACGCTTGAATATGTCAAGGTACCTTGACATTTCTTGTTGAATTTCTTGGTTGCGACTTTGTAGCTCTAATAAACTACCTGTCTGTAAGGCAAAATCATTTTGTAGTGTTTCTATAGCTTCTTTTTGTGTGGCTACAGCGCCTTCTAGTGCAATGTTATTAGCTGAAAGAGTTTGATTTTGGTTAAATAGATAATAGGTTATGCACGTTAAAACAAAAATAATACCTATAAAAACTTTGCTCATACAAACTTAGATAAAACCACAGAAAGTAAAATAAACGGATAAACTGCCCATATCATATTTTCTAGCTTATCAAAACGCTTTGAGCCGTCTTCTAGTCTTTTTTCTATGTTTGCGTATCTAATCGTACACTCTCTTTCGTGTGCTTCTATTTTAGTAATTGCTTCTTTTGTTGTTGCCATAAACCTATTTCCTTGAACGATTTTTTTTCCTGCTTTGCATTTGTAAATTAGACGCTTTATTGTTTTTTGGATTGTTGTCTTTATGTGCAACATCTTTTTTGTCACCCGTGTGTGTTTTACCAAGCTTTTTCATAATTGCTCTTGCTGCATTTCTCATAGCTCTATTTTTTACTTGAGCAGGCTTGCTATGATAGTTTGCGTATTCTTTTTTATAATCTCTAGCCATATTATTTTATAGTGTATATTTTCAGTGGTTTTGCTTTACCTTTAACCTTGATAGATTCTAACACTTTTAATCTATAACCACAAAACTTTTCTGTTTCTTCGCCAATAAGTATGTCTACGCCTCTTTCTTTGGTTGCAGACTCTAATCTCGCTGCAATATTAACAGCATCGCCAATAGCAGAATAGTCAAACCTAGTATTGCTACCCATATTACCCACAACAGCTTCACCAGTATTGACACCAATTCCTATTGCTATGGCAGGCAAACCTTCTGCTATTAATTCTTTATTAACAGCTTCGGTATTTTTTATTATATCTAATGCACATTCAAAAGCTATTCTTTCATGATGCAAAACATCAAGGGGTGCTGAAAATATATACATCCCGGCATCACCAATAAATTTGTCTACTAAGCCACCATGTTTTTGTACTGCATCTACTTGTGCTGTTAAAACTTTGTTCATAATATATGTAACCTGTTCAGGTTCTACCGATTCACTTAATGCAGTAAATCCTCTTAAGTCTGTAAAAATAAAAGTGCATCTTCTTTTTTCACCACCTAGTTTTAGTAGGTCGGGATTTTTTTGTAATTGTTTGACTTGTCTTGGGTCAAGGTAATGTTCAAACTGTTTTTTTATCTGTAGACGCAATTTAAACTGCTCTCTAAAGCGTAAATAAAAACCTAAGGCACCAGTTATAAATTGTGAGACTAAAGTCCACGTTACATCTAGTAAAATTCCTGTCTGTATTAACCAGTAGCCACCTAAAGCCGTACACAGCATTGTCAAAATAGCTAATGCAATGCCTAGGGTCATGCCAAGATAATTGATTAGAAGCCATGTCAAAGAGACAATTATTCCAAAAATAAAGATTTCGGCTGCTAGAGACCAATCAGGTATTATTGGTGAGTTTTCTAACAAAATTGACTCAGCTAATGCAGCTTGTACTTTATGCGGTTCTAATAATCCAACCGGGGTTGCGATTTGTGGCATGATTCCATTGGCTGTGACTCCGATGATTACAAACTTTCCTGCAACATTCATTTCTTTTAATGTGGTTTGTGGTGTGTCTACCCAACTAATCCATTTACGACCTAGGCTATCTGTTTTGATTGGCGGTAAATGTCTGACTGCAATTTCTTGAATACCATTATCATTTGTAGTGATAATGTAGGACCTTGTTTCTGTTAATGCTTTTAATATTTCTGTGCCAAAACTGGGCGACCATCCATTAGGTGTTTTCATTAATAAAGGTATTCTTCTGACTAGGTTATCTATATCTACTGGTGCCGTTGCTATGCCTTGATAGCTTTGTTCTTTTAGCACATCTATATTTTCTACAATGCCTTGAGTTGGTATGCCGCCAACCTCATTACCTTTTATGACCGTGCCAACTGTTTTTGGGTATTGACCATTTGGTGTTTCAAACATTGCTAAGACGCTTGGTGCAAAAGAAAGAGATTGTGCAAATACATCATCACCACCAAATCTATCTGCCTCTGAAAAGCTAATTGACCAACCCACTCCAATGGCTCCCTCGTTAATTAAATCAACTTGTATCTGTGCTAAGTCTCTTCTAGGAAACGGAAAACCTCCTCTTTCTCTGACATCAGATTCTGATATGTTAAGAATTACAAAGTTGCCACTTGGCTGTTGTTCTTTAACCAGTGCATCAAATGTTTTTAGTTTGAGTATTTCTGTTGGGGTAGACTGAAACACTAGCGGTAAGGCTAGTGTTATCAATATTGGTACAATTAGTTTTTTCATCAATAACTTGAATCTTCAAAAATTTTATCAATGGTAGCATGATGTTTGTCAAACTGCTCCTTTGTCGTCCTGTCCTCCACCTTTTGTGCTTTTGCAATGACTGATTGCATCTCATCAAAGTTGTTCCAATCAGGTTCAAGGTTATCGCACCTTTGTTGGTCTAGCATAATTGCTAGTGGTGTCATCGTTTCACCATTTTTGAGACCCAGTGCTATTGCAGGCTTACCATCATCCCAAACACAGACCAAGCAAAGGTCTTTTGGATTCTGTTGGATTAAAGTCATCTTCTCATACACTTTTTGTAATGTAGGTTTACTCATTATGCAACCTCCTTAGTAACTTCAAACTTTCTGTTGTGGTCTATAAATCTAACGCCAACCTTAAAACTATCAAACAAAAGTGCATCATCAGAAACTATACTAATCAGCATTTTTATTTGCTGTCCACTCAGCTCATCCCAGTAGTATTTGTTTACACTTGGCTTTCTTGAAGTATAGTCACCATTAGCATAGTTGGTGTATACTTTTTGAAAAGCAACCATTGATGCATAAGCCAAAGAATGTTCATTATTTCTTACATGCTTATCTGCCATGCTTAATTGTTGTAAGGCTTCTACCCAAATATATTTAGGTATCTGTCTTTCTATTTTATAAGCTGTAACTAAACTCATTTTATTGGATATTAGTTCTAGTATTGTATTGTTAGTTGGTTTACTCATATTAATTAACTCCTTTTTATTTAATATACTTACCATTATACATAGGTTGCAACAGAAGTCAACACTTATCTACACTTAATTAATCTGACTGAGTAATTGTTATGACCGAATCACCGCCACCGTTTACCTTAACCACATAGGAATACCATCTTGTATAAAGATGACTGTGTAAGAATTGCTGCCATCTAAATCCACCCGGACGCTTTCATTAACCTGTCTTCTAAGACTTACAAGATTACCTGTTATTAAAGTGGTAATTTGTGTTTCAGGGTCTCTGCCTAAAAGCGTTCCTGTTATTTGAGTGCTAGTTGCTTGTGCTAAGGCATCTTCATCTTCTGCTATAGCAAGTGCATCTAAAACATTTAATAAGTCTTCTAAATAATTTACATCAAGATAATTAATTGAAAGCTCATTGTATTCAAGGCTATCGTCAGAAAGAAAATCCTCAGCAAGATAGTCTATATCTAAATCATTAAAATCAAGTACGCTGTCGCCTTTTTTTGTTGTGGTTTCTTCTTGTATGACTATTTCTTCTTTGGGAGGAGTAACAATGAGCATGTTATCAATAACATCTAAGGTCAAATCTAAAATGACAGGTTTGCTTGGAGCTGATTCAAACACGCTTACCGTTGTGGCTTGATATGGTTTGTTTAAAAGTACAGTACCCATGGCAGTAACAACTTCTATCTCACCACTAGACAATCCTAGAGCATCAGGTAAAAGTAT